GTGCCTATTGTACGACGAACAATGTCATCGTGGTTAAACTCGGCCCAATATAGTTCAAAGGCGACACCGTCTTCTAAACCTTCAAACTGATGTATCTTGCCGGGCTTGACTTGCGTAAAGTCTCCGGCGCCGAGTATAGTCTCATCAACTAGACCTTGCTGGTCTGCGTCTTGCCAAACACGGATTAGCATTTTGCCTGATTCAACAAAGAATCCGTTCCATTTAAATCTGTGTTCGTGTTCGCTGCATTTGTATCCTGCTCGAAATTCTATACGGTGAAATTCCAGTACACCGTTGGCGTGGATAAGTTCGGTATTACCCCAAATCTTTCCTGCTTTAATTCCCATTATAGTAATCTCCCAAAATCAATAATTTCGCTCTGTCTGTTGATGTCTTTTACAAAAAATGCACACAACGGATTGTCACCGTTGGTAATAGGTATACTTAACAGTTGTCCGTTACGCATTTTTGGAAAATACCATTTTACATCATTGTAAAAATTAAGTATTTCTATTCTACCAAACTGTGGATAACTTCCGGTTAGTGGGTTAAAAAGAAATGCTTCAAACCCTCTATCATTTAAACTCGTTAAGGGTAATACTTCTAAATCTGATCCTGCGTCACTGCATCCTACAGCAATACACCAGTCTAGAGGCATGGTAATTTCGTGACCGTTAATTTCTAATACTATTGCAGGACTGTTAAAACTTTCTAGAAAAATTAGTGGGTTAAAAAAGAAATCCGGATCCAAAGGATTACTGTTATCTAATACTGCAAATCTTACTGTTTCTTCTACGGATTCGGGTAAACGATTTAGTGAAAATGTTTTGTTCTCAAGTGTTAAAATTCTCATTTTTAGTTATTAATTCCAATCAATCTTTTCGAGAGTAAACGGGTATTGAGCTTCTGCGTAATACTTTTTACGTTGAGCCAGATGCCGCTTCGCAAACTTACAAGTACTTGTAAGATCCCATATCTGTACGAAGTCTTTATCTTTTGCCTTTCTAACGCCTCTGCCTATTGATTGAATAACACGTACAAAACTTTTGCCCGGCTCAAACAGTACAAGATTAAATATGCGTGGTATGTTAATACCAACTGCTGCCACGCCATAGGTAGCAATAATAACCATGTTGGTAGCGTCTTGTACTTCGTTGTATGTTTCTTTACGGTCTTTGGTTTTTACTGCACCGTTGATAAACACAGAGCCAGGAATAAGTTTTTGTAACTCTACGCCTGCTGTAATTCTGTCTACTAAAATAAGTGTGTTGCCTGAATCTTTAATTTTTAATAAAAGTTTGCTGATGTAATCTAAACGTTTTTCGTCTGTTACAAGATACTTTAATTCTGCCTGATAATCTCTAAATTCTTTGGTGTCAATCAACTGACATATGTTAACATGACATGCAGACAAGATACCCTTGTCTTGTAATTCTTTTGCAGTCACAGATCCTATTACTGGACCAAGACTTGCTAGTATACTTTGGAATTCATAATCCTCTTTTGGAATAGTTCCAGTCACTCCCCAACGTATCGGGCAGTTGTTCAAGTTCTGTGTTAGTATTGCTTTTAATACTTCTGCTTTTGCTTGGTGTACTTCGTCAACAATAACTGCACTTACACCATCTAAAAACTCGTCCAATCCAAATGTGCTTTCGCCATTCTTATGACGTTTTTCGAGAATGTTAAGACTTTGCCATGTGCATATAGTGTGTGTCTTGCCAAAGTCTTTTCTGTCACCGTAATATACACCAACATCTAGTCTACAATTTTTGTAGTCATCTTCGGTTTGTTCTACTAGACTTTTGTTAGGAACAATTATCAGTGTACGTCCGTATGGTTCACAAACTTTTGATAATGTTGCTGTGGTAATTGTTTTACCAGCACCAGTTGACACTTCTTGTAAACTTTGTGGATTCTCCAAGAACCGATTGATAACTTCTACTTGGTCATCTCTTAGCCTAACAGGTTCGCCTTCAAATCTGTGTCCTTTTGGCCAACATACGTCTCCCCAAAATTCTTCAGTCACTGGTGTAAAATTTATATTGATTGGATTTCGACGATCTTCAATTTCAGAAATTGAAATACCATTTTGTTCAAGTATTGGCAGCAACACATCTAAATAAACTGAGGCATATGGCGTGCATACGGGACATCAAATTTTAATGTGTTAGAAAGTTTGCGTCGAACATCAACGTCGAGTCCTTCAAACTTAATATTAACTTCGTCTTCAATAATTAACTTAGTAGTGCCCATTTGTTCTTGTTTTTCTAATTAGGCTGAGATCCTCGTCGTAAAACACAACTAAATCAGTTGCATCAAGAGTATAAGTTTGTACAGAATTGTTTGATCTCAAACTAGATAACCCTAAAACAGCCATTGGCTGCCAATCGCTACGCAGTAGCAGTTTTGGCAGTTTATTCTTACTAATATACACAACTTTAGTACTTTTGTCAAGCCAATTGTTTAAGTTATTGTCTTTAATGAAATTATTTAGATTGTACTCTGTCTTTTTGTCATTTTCAATTCTAAACAACACAGTCTGCTCTGCGCTGGAATAAACATTGGACACAGCGTTATATATTGCAGAAACTTGGGTCAATGAGTTTTCCTCGTCCACCAGCACCAGCAAAGGAAAGCGTTGCAGTTGATACAATACTTCAACCACTTCGTGTAGTTTGTATTTTGTTGGGCTAACAGCAATCTGTCCATCTTGTCTATACAACATTTCGCCAAGCAGTCCGTTGGGTTGATCAAACTCAAAACGAGCAATACCGTAACGTTCTCTACGGTCAAAATACATCATAAGATTGCTGCTGTTTAACGGGCCCAGTTCTGATTCCATTAACTCGATTGCAGATGATCTAAAGTTACGCAGTTCGTTGTTGTATACACCCGGAATAAGATTTGCACTCTCTGCACGAACTTCTTTGATTTTTTCGTAGTGTTCGAGTAAATCGGGCTCAATGTAAAAACTTTTTTCTTTAAATTTTTCTACTACTGCTTCCGCAGTTAGTTCGTTGAATTTAAAATAATGCTCGTGAGAACCTTTTTCGTGTTTGTAAAAACGTCGTAACTTTGATGCAAGTTCTTCAATCAACACAATAGTTTTTTTGTTAAACGGAAACCGAACAGATATCATTCCGTTGCTGTTAACAGTGACAGTTTTTGTTCTGTCAACTGAACGTAGAGGCTGACGCAGTGTGTCGAGTGCTGATTCAAAATCGGCAGGTGTTTCAAACTCCAACACTATCTGTTCTTGATATGCACGTATCTTATTTTTTGCAAGTTCGAACTGAAGATCAGTTAATGCAGTATTACGAGCAATTTGTCGTGCAATACTATAAAGAATACCTTTATCAGAGACAGAGGCAATGTCAGATAGTTTTATAAACTCAATGATGTCTTCGATGTTTTTTAGCATACCTAAATTGTAACATTTTCAAGTTTGGGTGTCAATCTCTTTAACGGCAATCCTTGACGTATTTCATCTACTGTCCATTCAGTGTATGCGTAATCGTTGAGCCATTGTGCTCTGTCTGGCTTTGCAGGGTTTTCAATATCAGCAAAATCTTGCGTTGCAACATCCCATGCTAGACTACCGGGTCCTACGATTGCAGGTATTCCTGCAATAACGCTTTGTGGGCCAGGATTTGAACTCCAACTAACTGTTGTCCAAACTCTCGAGAATGCCAAATCAAAATTATCATAAGATCCAGAAATCTGTACAGGATCTTGTCTATACACATTTTTTAATCCGCGTTCGATATGCGGCAATGGACAACGAGGATGTGGTCTAAAAATTATTGGACGTTCGGTATATTGTCTAATAGTGTCGATGGTTTCAATTACCCAGTTGCTTATAATAGGCATATCTTGCCATTGTAAACTTTTGTTATGTTGTCCGCAAAGTAATACAAATTCGCCGTTGTCTTTCCAATTAGACAATTTTAAACCCAAGCGAGTAGCACGATTTTCGTTGTTGTTAGTGGGCCCAAAATAAGCATTACGATTGATTCCGTTGATGCCTACTTTCCAAGTTGTTCCTCTATGTATACCACCTATTTCTAATACTACTACGTTTCTTCCTGTTTTACGATAATAATCCCACACAGGTTTATTTCCCGACATACGCCCATTCCAAAGAACACTCCATATAACAGCAACATCGCAGTGCATGTCGCTTTCACAAACTGTATGCCCTGCTGCTACTAAACTTTGTTCAAATGCTTCAAATACAGGTTTACTGTTTAGTGCGCCATATTCTTTGAATAGACTAAATTTCATTGGTTAAATACTCCAGTATTATTTAACAAGGATTTAATATGACAAATATCACTGTGGTTACAACATTTCACCAAGCCGGCTTGGAGTTATACGGTCAACGATTCTTAGATAGTTTTGCCAAGCGAGTTGACAAACGTATCAAGTTATTGGTTTACACTGAAAATTGTAACCCAGTTAATCCCGATCCCGATCAAGTTATTATTTTAAATGCTGCTGACTCGTTGACTAAATTAAATGCGTTTAAATCACGTTGGAGAGATGTGCCCAAAGCAAATGGAAAATGTCCGTGGCCGGAGCGTAGACCAAGAGATTGGAATAAAGAGTTTAAGTGGAATGCTGTAAGATTTGCCAACAAAGTTTATGCAGTATTTGATGCATGTAACCGAAGCAGCGATTACGAAGATGCTGACAACGGAATATTTTTATTAGATGAATGGCATGATAGTTTTGTGTTTGGAACAATTTTAAATCAGATGAAAAATCGTCATCCTAATGTACTTGATTACAGTGCTGAAATGTATCTAACACAAGCAAAAACAGGCGGTGGTGGTCATCCGTTGATTAATACCAAATTAGGTCAATGGATAGATCACATGAAGGGCGATCGAAAAACATTAGGAAAAAGCAAATCTTCAGATATTATGGTTAAAAGAAAAGAAGGTTACTGGCAATAATTTCTCATATGACGCCAGGCTGAGCCGTCCTCGAGTTCACTAAACTTCCAATGAAACATCGATATTCTTTCTAGCCATTGTTGTCTATCAAAATCTTCTGGATTTTCTATTTTACTAAAGTCTGTATTAGCAACATCTTTACACTGACTGTTCTCTGGGTCGGTTATAAATCCACGATATCCCTTGATAATAGGTCCTACAATTGCACTGCTATTATGATTAACCACTGCCCAGGCATTTGATAAATCGGTTTCTAAAGAATTGTTAAAATTACTGATTGATACATTCGGCAAGTTTTTTATTAAAGTTTTTTTAGGATCTAAATAAGTTTTAGACTGCTTATCTCCGGGATGAGATCTTATTAAAATTGGTCTGTTTGAATATTGTCTAATTTTTTTAATTGTGTTTAGAGCCCATTGTTGTGTGTCTATACCACTCATGCTCCACCCGCCGTTTCTTTGTAACATCAGCAGTATATGTTTGCCTTGTGTTTTTACGTTTTCTATGTTGATGTTACAATCTTTAGATATTTGTTGCCATCTAGCAGGATTTACTTTATCGTCGCAATAGATTCCTGTATTAGGAAAAACTCCGTTGAAACTATATCGTAGATATCCGTGAGGATTGATTTTGTTTGAATACAAAAACAAATTTGCATCAGCAACCACCACATACTTTTTGTTTTTTATCTGAGTATCGATTATTTGTTTTCTTAACTTTAAATGCGGCGAGGAAATATCGTCATAGACCCACCCTTGTATTACACCTACATCTGCAGGTAATACTTCGCCGTTATTTTCTATTATTCCTTCGTCGCTGTTTTTTACAACACCGGTAATAAATTTTAATAAAAGTTCTGTTTTTTGTTGATTGGTATTTTTTGCTGGAACAGTTTTAAGATAACTAACTATCTTCATTTAATATGCTCCATGCAAATCCATTCTGCATTTCAGTAGAATTAAACTGGCAATAAGACAAGTGTGCTGCAAATCGAACAGTTTCTTCTTTAGTAGGCAAATATAAACTGTTAATATCTTTGAGTGCAGTATTACATAATACAGAAGCAGCGTTTGGTGCTAATGCAATAGCCGGTACACTGTAAAGTAATGCTTCTGTTGCTGCAATGCTGTTAAATGTAACCAAGCAGTATGCATCATCTAATGCATCCCAAATTGTATTAGTCGTAACTCTTTCAGAACGATCAGGTTTAATTCTAACTTCAATTGGACGATCGGTATATGTCTTGATCTCATCAATTGTTTCCTTTAACCAATCGTCAAGATCTTTTTTGTAGTATTTCATTACTTTGTCAGATGGCGGACATATCAAAATTTTATTGCCAGTCTGACTGTTTCTGTTTTTGTATTTCCAGTTTAACTTTCTTAGTCTGTCGAGATCTCTGTCTTTTATAGGTCCTAAGTTTTGTAATGCATTTTTAGTAATACGATGATAGTCTTTTTTTGTACTAGGTTGAATATAGCCAGAATCAACAGCATAAAAATCTATTTTATTTTCTAAACAATATTTTATAGCTTTCTGGCCACTGCCGCCTAGTCCACGAATTACCAGGGTGTTGCCGGTGCCTTTTTTTAATTCAAAATTACATATACGTCCACCCGACCCCATTATAAATGATTGAAGATAAGGGTCATATTGTAATCCCTTGGCTTCGTAGTTAAATCCATCGGATGCAATTGCTGCAACTTTTATTCCCATAAACGCATCAACCTCCTTCTTAAAATCTGTGTCATCATAAATCTCATGTTCAGGATCGACCAACGTATTTAAATATGACTTTAAAATAGATTTAACAGTTTTTGTAAATGTTAAATCGTCAATTGTCTTAGGTCTCTCTAACTCTTTTGTAAATTTTTTTTTTGAACTTCTAATTCGTTTCTTAAGTATAGTCTTTCAACACGATACCATTCGTTAGCATATTCGCAGTTTTCGTATTGTTTAAACCATGGGCCACCTTCTGTATAATGTAATGCTTTAGGTGATCCGTCTTTGGGTTCTTTATACCATCCTACAAGCCAATTGTATTCGTGACTTAGTTTTCCAATTTCTTCATTGTCGAGCCAACTAAATCTATGCAAGAAGGCACCGGTTTTATGAGGATCATTTACAAAATCCTTTGTAACCTGTTTATTACTAGGATGTCCGCAGTTTATAAGCATCATGCTTGACCAATTTTTTCTTGGATATTGAGTTTGTTTCTGTCCATCCATCTTAACACCTTCTTCGGGTGTATAATCGTGCTGGGCACACATGATGGCGTATTTGTCGTCAGCTTGATCGAATATATTTTTTACATCGTCAAGAAATACAAAATCACAATCGATAAACAATGCCCATCCGTCAAAGTTGTTTAGTTCTGGAATTAAAAATCTAGTAAAGGTAAATTCGGTTGCAGCAAGAGCATCTACATCTCTCCAATACAATCCGTCTTTTCTAAGTATCTTTTGCTTTAATGGAATAACTTCAACTGGAACACTTGCAAGATTTTCTATACTTAACTTAGCAACTTGATATGCAATATCTTCTCTGCTGTCCCAACCTATGTAAACTCTTAACGGATTAACTTCTACGTTCAATATCACTCTCCACACACTCTTCGCCGTATTGCACTTCTAAAATGTGGCATAATTCATCTGTACAATTATAGGCCTTGTGCCATACTTTATTTTCTATTATGTAGCCCGAACTTAATTCTGACAATGTAATTTTTTGACTGATATTATTGTATTCTGTTTCTAAAATACATTTGCCTTTGAGAACATACCAATGTTCAGATCTTAAAAAATGTCTTTGCATTGAAAGACTCTTTCCAGGTTCGATAACTAGTTCTTTTACTTTATAGCCAGGCTTGTCGTCAAGCACTCTATACCAACCCCAATTACGCACTGTCTTTGGATTTTTCCATTCTTCTAGAATCCAACTGCTGCTATTCTTTTTGTCGTCGCCGCCCACGCTCCATGCAAATTCTACCCTTGGATGATTTCCGTATTTGATTACTTCAGGTATATTTCCTGGATTTCTGTCGCCGCCATTGGCTACAATTATCTTTGTGTCCATTCCTGTCAAGTCAAGAATTTTTTCTATACAATGATTACTGCTGCCAATTTCATCATCTTCAAAACCTAAAACTTGATCAACCATTCTAAGATTTCGAATAATGTTTGTTCTTTCTGCAAAAGGCATAAATGGTCTGCCTTTTTTTCTAACTAACCATGCGTCAGAATTTACACCAACCCATAATTCGTCACCTAATTTTTTAGCTTCTTCAAAATAAGAAACATGTCCGCTGTGTAAAGGGTCAAAGCCGCCTGAAACTAATACTATTGTTTTCATAAAAATATTTAATCAACTCCACCCGAATATGTAGTCTTTTCTGATATTGGTGATTTCTTTTGCGCCATGGTTTTTTAAATAAGTACCTGCACAATACTCTGTATCAGGATGCTGCTCAACAACAATGATGGGTTTGTATTTTAGAATGGTTTCAATACCACCTTTTAATACTTCTAATTCGTATCGTTCACAATCGATTTTAAGAAGGCCGAACTTGGGTAAATTTAAGTCATCTAAACGTTTAATATCAATAGAACCCTGGCCTGTTTCGCTAACATAACTACTACCAGTGTTTTCTGCATCGTAAATCATTTCTACTTTATTGGTTACGTTGCCCAATGCATATTTGTGTATTTCAATGTTTAGTCCTGCTACGTTACGATCCAAACAACTATATACTTGTTCTAATGGCTCAAATGCAACTACGTGATTGAACACTTTTGTTAAAGGTTTTGACCATAATCCAACATTGGCTCCTACATCAACTGCTATGTTAAAATCAGTTACATACTTATATGCTTCATCTCTAACGTCATCTTGATACTCGGGTGGCCCGCCATTTTTAATACGTTTAGCGATTAGTCTTTCAAAATGATTGTCGCTGTCTGGCATCCAATAATCATAAACTTTTTTCATACTACACCTATTAATGCATTTTTACTGCCTACATTTTCTAATTCTCGATACCCATAGTTTTTTAATATATCAAAAACAGAATTTTTTTCTTGATTATATCTCAGTGAATGACCTTTTCTTTCGTACAAAATAACAGGTTTATATTTTTTGATAGTATCAATAGCACCTTGTATAATAAATGTTTCGTATCCTTCAACATCTATTTTTATAAAATCTACATTTTTAAACTCAAAGGAGTCTAGTGTCTTTACTTTAATATTTCCATGCGATGTAGGATCAACATGTGTACTAAATGTTTTATTAGAATCAAAGTTAAGAGCAACAGTTTCTTCTTTATTTCCTAATCCACAATCATAGATACTGACATTATTTAATTTGAACTTTTTTGCATTTAACTTAAAACATTCATTAACTTCAGGTACAATTTCAAAACTCGAAACATGATCGAAATATTTTGACATATTATAGGTCATTAAACCGTAATTTGCTCCAATATCAATTGCATGACGAGTTTTTCCTTTTCCGCAATACTTAAATGCAGTTTCTAGATGATCTTTTTGGTATTCTAAAACATCTTTTAATCCGACTCTGTCAATGGCTCTTGATAAAGTGTTATCTCCTTTTAAAACACTCCATTCTTGAAAAATATCAATTTCCAATGTTGTTTCCTTTATTTTTTATTTCTTTCATTTCGAAGCATGTGTTTCTCTTGACGTATTTCTTTGCTTTCTTTTTCCCACCACCCGTCGTCGTAGTTGTGTTTATACTGGCGGAGTTTTGCATTCATTTTTTTTGCCATTAAAAATGCTTCTTCAAGTTTGTTTTCTATGTCTTGTTTAACTTGAGTATCTGGCAAATTATCGTATATTAAATCATAAAGTTCTCTATGCACTTCGCATATAGTTCTAAACTTTTGCGTTTTATCAGTTTTAAATCCTGCCATAATAACCCCTTATAAGGTAGCATCTTCCATGCCGGCTACTCTTAACTTTACTACATTAGTTATCTGCCACTGTTTTTGGTCTAACGCTTTTAAAACACCTAACCATTTGTTTCTAATAAGTGCAAATTCGTTAATAACTTTTTCGTAATCAACTACGTCTGCTTCGCCGTCGACATACTTTTCTACGTCTCGACTGCTTAATGCACGTTGATAGTTTTCAAGATATTTTTTAAAGAAACTACTACGAAGACGTCTTAGTTCAATATTAAGATATTCTAGTATTGCTTCAATTTCTTGTAGTTGATTAAATCTGTGTTCGACAATACCAGGCATTTCTGCGGCTGCTCGTTCTATATTGCCTTTTAGTTTAACTTCGAGACGAGCTGTTGCCAACTCGTCTTCGAAATATATGATAGCATTCGGTATCTCTCCGATGTCTCGAGATACTTTGCTGTACCAGCCCATTATTCATCCTCTTCGTCGTCGTCTGCGTCAAGATCTAAATAATAGTTTATAGCATAATCTAGATATTTGTCATTACCTAAAAGTTCTTTAAAAGTAATGTCATCAATACCATAATCAGCAAGCAAGTCTACAAACTTTTCTGCTGCTATATCTATTTGTTTTTTATCAAGATATTCTTTAAATAAACTCCAAATATCAGCAATTTGGGCTTCGTTCATAGTTAATTACTCCTCGTTATCAACAACTGCTTCTTTGTCAGCATCTTCGATATTTACCGAAATTGCTTTTTTATTAGGCATATCGTCCATAACGCGGTCTAGTAAATCACCTGACCAATTTTTGCGATATTCAAGAAACACTTCGCCGTCACTGGTAACATACTGATAACGGTTTCCAATTTTCTCCAGCAAACCTTTTGTTTCAA